GAAACGCTGAATGGAGTTCGCGTCGGCAAGCGGGAACATCGCCCGGCTATGGACTTCGACGTCGCGACCGTAGAGGTCGTCGTACCGCCAGGCCAGCGGGTTGTTGACGTTCAGAGCACCGCTGGTCTTGTAGAGCGCCCAATTGGCGTCCGTGAAGTCGGTCAGGGCCATGTGGACCCGGATGTCGCCGTGGAGCACCCCGACGTACTGGGCGGCGTCGACGAGCGCCTCAGCCGTCCCCTGCCCGGGCCGGACCAGCATCGAGCCGGCCGGCACGAAGGTCGGGGTCGGGAGTGCCGCGATCGCGTCGACCACGGCGGCCGAGGCGATCAGGTCGAACGGGCCGCGGTACCAGCGCCGGAGTAGCTTGACGCCGGTCAGGAGCATCGGCGCGATGTTGGCCAGGGTGTCGCGCAGGTAGTGGGTGTAACCGGCGGGCAATGCCTGGTTGTCCGGGAAGATCCCGGCGAAGACGTTGGCGCCGGTGCCGGACCCCGCGAAGCCCGGAGACGTAGCGGTCGACCGGGGGCTGACCGCTACCTCGGCGTTGCCGAACAGACGGGTCAGGACTTGCTGCCGGTAAAGCAGCTCCCAGGCAGCCCGGAGCCCACGGTTCTGAGCGTCGAACTCCGCCAGCTTGATGTCCTTGAGCTTGTCCTCGGTGTAGCCGATGGTGATCTCCCAGTCATCGATCGGGAGCATGTGATTGAGGGCCCGCTCGCCGTACTGCGGGCGACCGGGGACGTACTCGCCACGCTTGCGGGCCTGGAATCCGCGCACCTCGGTCGGTGCCCCGGCCTCGGTCGCGGTCGTCGGGTAGATCAGGTCGGCGATCAGCGGGTCGACTCCACCATTGAGCGCTTGGAGTTCGGCCGACAGACGCGAGATCAGGTCGCCGACATCGAGGCCGGCCCGGGTCCGTAGGCCCGCGACGTAGTTGGTGTCGAGCGTGCCGAGGTCGATGTGCGTGGTATCGATCCGTCCATTCGCCATGATGGGTGGCCCTCCTCAGGCCGAGCCGCGTCACCACGCGGCGGGGTGTCCTGGGCCGGGCCTAGACGAACGAAAATCGCACGAGGGTGGGCGTGACCGCTCGCATCCGAACGGGTGCCCCAGCGATAGCCGTGGTGTCGATCCCGCCCGGCGTCGCCGTCGAGGGGTAGAGCGGCGTCCCCGGAGTGAGGCCGGTAAACCCGTCCATCTCTCCCTGGATGGCGACCTCGACATCACCGCCAGCGACGGCCGGCATGAGCACGACGCCCATGGCCTCGGTGATGCCGGTGATCGGCGCCTTGTCAAAGACCGTCTCGTATCCCCGGGGCGGGGTGTCGGGCGAGATGATGACGAGATCGCCGGTGGCGAGCGCCACCTTGGCTTGCCCCTTGTCGTTGACCTCGTAGCCGACCCGAGTGGCCGACCGAATCCGGGATGTCTTCGTGACCGCGACCATCGCTGCGTTCTCCTGTGCGATCGCTGGTCACGCGGAGCGGGTCCGTCCCGGTCGGTGATCCAGCCTGTTACGCGGGCGTCCAGGCGACCTTCTGGATGCCGTCGACCGTCTTGCCGGGTGCTACCGGCTTGGTTTCCTGCGACTGCCGCCGACCGGCCCGGCCGGCCTCGGTGTCGGGCGCCTCGATCCGGATGTGCTTGGCGAGGACTTTGGCCGAAGCTTCCAGCGCCGCTTCGTCATCGCCCTGGAGCAGGTCCGTCAGGTCGGCCGGGAGCTTATGCTTCTGGGCCACCTGGACCCGGAGCGACGTGTGCTCGGCCGTCTTGATCTGGCCTTCCAGTTCCGCGATCCGGTCGTCTCGCTCGGTGATCGTGGTCTGGGCCGTCTCGTAGAGCTTCTCGAAGTTGCCCTGCTCTTTGGCCTTGTCCTGCTCGGCCTTGGCGGCGTCCGCCTGGACCTTCCGGAGGTCGGTGCGGTGCTTCGCGGCTTCCTTGCGCGTGTCGGCCAGTTCCTTCCGGAGCTTGGCGGCCTCGGCGGCGCTGATCGTCTCCTCCGACTCCCGCTGGTCGTCCTCCTGGGACGGATCCTGCTGGTCGTCGGTCTGATCGTCCTGGTTCTGGTTGGACACCTGGTCCTCGGAATCGCTCATGTCGGGCTCCTGGCGCGATCGGGCGAACGGCTGAAAACGCAAAACGCCCGTCTCCGGTCAGAGACGGGCGACACCTTGCGGTGCAGCGGCTCGGACAGAGACGGGCGGCGGTGGCGGATCATCGATCCACCGGGCGACCCTCTTTGATTAGGGCTAGTCTAGCAGATGACCGGCGTTATGGTACGCCGGTCACAATCCATAGGTGCGCCGCAACCAGTTCCCGAGGAAGATTAGGAACCGGGATGTCTGGTCAACGAGGATGCGTCGATCTTCATCGGTCGGCGACGGCGGCGACGCTGGTCTCGGTTCCATCAGGCCACCTCCTGCACTTGCTCATCGATCGGCGGCAGCGGCAGGAAGGGTGCCAGCACCACAGCGATGGCATCGGTCGCGTTCTCGATGGCATCGTCCATCGCGCCATTGAAGATGGTCCACGCTGGGCGACCGATCAATGGCTCCATATTGCGCGTTACGGTGTCGATCGGGTCGATGTGCGGGTGGATCAGCTCGTGGGTCAGGATGCCACGCTGTTTCTCGGCGTCGTATCCGTCGAAACCAACGCACAACCGGATGACGGCGCGACGCTGACCATAGATACACCGTATCTGGGCATCAGCATCAGCATCAGCGTCATCGTCGGCCGGGCGATCGTCGATCTTGAACGTCCAGTCCTTCAGGCCCATCGCGTCGGCCAGATCACGGATATACGGCAGCCAGTCGGTCATCACGCCATCTCCTCGAACAACCCATACCGCGCCCGGATGATCCGGTCGCTCTCCTCGCGATTCGGGAACGAGACGGTGAAATAGCACGAGCAGTGCGGATGCGCCGGCAACGTCGGCAGCGCCGTCAGCGGGTAGACGCCCGCCCCCAGTCCGTAGCGATCCTGGGTCGCATGGTCGTTGCAGTTGTGGACCACGATACCGTTGGCAATGTAGCTTTGATCTTCGAACACCTCGAAGTTGAACACGTCAACCAACAATGGATTATTATCCGTTGGCATGCTATAATCGACGTATGACGAAACACTGTGAAGTCTGTGGCGTTGAAATAGTTCCTCGTGCGTGCGACAAGGGGCACCCGTCGCATTTTGCGAAACGTCGTTTCTGCTCCAGGTCGTGCGGCGCAGCCCCAAAGCGGACCAAGCAGCCATGTACATGCGTCCAATGCGGGATCGTGTTTCAGACCACGCCCAGCCAGATCGCAAACGGCCGGAAGTTCTGCTCCAACGCCTGTTATCAACGGGATCACGCCGCGACGCCTCGTACATGTCCCACGTGTGGGAAGTCGTTCGTTCACTCATCCTATAGCGCCTCTCAGATCCATTGCTCAATGGCCTGCCGCCCGATGTACGGTAAGTCGAACCCGAACTACGGCAAGCGCCATGAAGGGATGCCGCCGTCATCGCCCGAACGGCGGCTCGCGATGTCTGAAGAACGGCAACGAGAGGGGAACCCGAACTGGAAGGGCGGTTCACCGAACAATGGCCGCTATCGCATGCAGACACGGGCCGCCCAATGGGCTCGGACCTATCTTGGAACGACCTGCGATGTTTGCGGCGCCCCGAATGCCACACTTCATCACATCGTGCCTCGACGACTGTTCGGTGTTCAGCAGCACGCTCACTTCGCGCAGAATCTTGTGATGCTCTGCGTCTCCCATCACCAAGAGATCGAGAAAGGGGTCCGTCGTGCCGTTCGTGAAGCACAATGGGACGGTCTCCCCTATGGAGATCGCCTGCCGAAATCCATCCTTTCGCAGTTAGCACAGGATGGCTTCGTGTCATCACTGCCTGACGACTGCGACCTGTCTCCCCTCGGGTCCGTAGCACCCGCAATTCGTCAACTACAACCTGAGAACGATAGAGCCGCGTGACCGAGCGGTAGCGGCCCTCATGCGTCAGAACGTAGTCACCGACCGCTACGGACTCAATCGGCTTCGGCCCTGTGGCTGTCGCAATCATGGTCCCGGCAATTAGGCACTGATCGGTCTTCGGGTGACTGTTGGAGGTGTTCCACTTCATCCCCCGCGTCGTCGGGATGCGGCTGGCCGCCTCGACGGTCGCCTGCGCCCGTGCCCGCGTCAGCTCCGTCCGGGCCAGCCGTCGGGCCGCGTAGGACCCGTGACCCGCCCGACTCCCCAGCGTCGCCACCTGCCCGTCGACCAGTGGCGCCAAGTACTGCCGGAGCGCCCTGGCAACGGTCCGGGGACCTTCACCCCGCACGATCCCGAGCCGGAGTTCCTGGTCGATGGCCCGCCGCACCCCCTGCCGTGCGTTCCAGACCCGGTCACTGAGCCGGTGGCCGTTGGGATCGACCCACGAGCGCGTGTCGTCCAGCGCCCGGGCGATGGCCAGCCTCCGCTCCGGTGCCATCCGACTTATCCGCAGCAGCTCGGCAAGGTCGTCGTCGCTGGCGTCGATCGCGGCCAGGAGCCGATCGGACAGTTGGCTCCGCAGCCGGTCGGCCTCGGCGACGAGCACCTGATCCCACGTCGCCAGCGACTCGTCTAGGATCAGGCGTTCCAGCGGCGACGACGCATCGCGCCGCGCCGGGTAGACCGTCGCCAGCGACCGCGTGATGCGTGGCATCGCCCGGCCCCGGAGCGCCCCGGTCATCGGGACGAACTCGGACCCGGCGACATCGAGGACAATCCGCTCGACGTCCCGGCCAAGGTCGGCCAGCATCCGGTCGAGACGCGGGGTGATGCCGCGGGGGCGGTTCGGGCGACGTGGTGGCCGCTCGTCAGTCATCCAGGTGATCCCGCTGTCGCAAGCCGAACCCAGCCGCAATGACTCCCGCAACTGCCATGAGTGCGATTAGTCCGACTGTTAGCCAATCCATCCCCTACCCCTTTCGGCTCGCCAGCATACCGACACAGACGATGACGGTCAGGCAGATCAACGCAACGCAGAACGTGATCGAGCCGTCGCTCATGGCTGAGCCTCCCTTTTGCGCTGTGCTACTTGCTGGTCGAACCAAAGGCGCCAGTCGACTGGGACGCCGCCGGCTTCTGCATGACGCCGGAGCGACGTCGCCCACTCCGTCGCGGCCTTCATGTCGTCAGTAAGTGCCAGGACCGTGTTCGTTAGCTCCTTGCACTCATCAGGTCCAAGTTCGAGTTGAACAGCCAGATCAAGGAGCGCGTCTCTCGTCTCTAACGCATCCCTCATCAACGAGACAATTGGCCCGTCGCTCACGTCTCCTCCTCCGTCCGTGCCGTCCCCACCGCCGTCGTCAGGGTCGCGATCAGGCCGGCCGATCGAGCACGACGAGATAGTCGCCATCTTGCTGCCGCTCGCGACCTCCCGGCAATGTGGCTGGATGCCATCGGCCATCCAGCGTGTGCGAGATGTACTGCCCCCGTGCGATCGTCTGGCCCGTGCCAAGCAGATCCAGGCGGTCGTAGGCGAACACGAAAGCCACATCCGCGACAGCGCCGCCGCCCGGACCACGGGCACCCGGTGGCAACGGCACGCTTCGGTCGCGGGCAAGGGCCTCAAGGGCAGCCCGAACGATCGCGACAAGCTGATCGTCGTCAGCAACCCTGTTGCTGACCAGCACGTTGGCCCGATGCCGATGGGCGACGCCGGTGCTGATGTCCAGCGCGTCGTGGAAGCTAACGCCGTCCATCCCCTACCCCTTCCCCAGAGTCAGTCGACCCGCTTCATTGCGTGTAAGCCAGCGACCGGGCTGATACCGCCGAGAACGCCGTCAGGATGTCAAGAGCCTGGGACGCGGACGCCGGGATGCGTGCTGCCATTACGTGACCTCCCACAGGAGCGAGAGCATCACGCCCAGCAACATCCCGAACACAATGCCGGTGCAGTAGATCACCGCAATGAAGTGGCGAAGGCGACCCTGTCGGGCGATATGGAGATAGAACTCATCCGCCGGGATACGCGCTGCCATCAGTCTCCTCCTCCGACTTCGTCAGGCCGTGGGTCTTGGACGAAGCGCAGCAGATCCATTGCGAGAACCGCTGACTCTTCGGGACTGAGTCCCGCCTCGGACAGCTCGCGGTGGAACGTCACGAACCGTTGGGCAAGGCGCCGGTCCGCCTCGTCTTCTTGGTCGCGGTCGATCATGGCCGCCATCAAGGTCGTGTCGTTGTTCATGCCGTCCCTCCTCCGACGCCACCGGCGCCGTCCATCGCGTCCATGCCGTTGAGGGCCTCAATGGCCTTGGCCGCGTCGTCCGGCACCCCGGCCTCACGCAACCCCCATGGCGACCGCAAGGTCTCGGTCTTCTGCAAGGCCGTCGCCCGGGCGTCCTGGATGTTGGCCAGGCTCAGGGGGTCGCGCCGGTCGACGCTGGCCCACTGACACCCGATCAGCGCCGCCTCGTCGAGCGTCTTCCGCTCGAACGCGTTGGCCAGTTCCGTCGTCCGGTGGGCGAACGTGACCCAGGAGCCGGTAAACAGGTCTTGTAATCGCTCGCCCCGCTGGACCAGCGCGATCTCGGCCCGCAAAAGCGCCTCGCCCGACGGCCACTCGCCCGTGATCTCGTGGACCGGGGTGCTGGTCATCCGGCAGATCGCCCGCACCTTGAGGTCGTAGGCGTCGATCAGCGGGCGAATCTCTCCGGCCGGCAACACGACGGCGCGGGCGTCGGGGTTCTCGACCGTGACCCACATGCCCGGCTCGACCTCGATGACCAGCCGGGGGTTGGGGTTGTCCGGCGTCCCCTTGGGTTGCTTGATCCCGGAGCCGAAGTACATGGGGAAGCCCGCGTGCCGGGCGGCGCCGGTCACGCTGCGCTGGATGTCGTTGATCTCGTCCTGGAGGCTCAAGACGCCGCCCGCCAGGTCGCTGACGCCGTACGGATGGTCGTCGTCGGCGTTGGCCGCGAAGTGGATAATCGGGAGATGGAGCGCTTGATCCGTGTTGGGTCGCACCCACGGGACGATCCCAGTGTCGGGCTCGCCGGGTAGTGGCGACGGCTCCCAACCCTGCCCTCGTTTCCGGTACCGCTCGATCCGGTCCGGCCACCAGACGACACGGCGCTGGACGTCCCGGTAGTGGAAGCGGCCGTCGACGTCCACGGCCTCGCTGGTCGTCCAGTCCCGGACCGCGTATTCGGGCTCGCCGTCGGCGTCGTAGGCGACCCAAGTGCCCGACGTCCCGTCCCACCACGGCTCCGGCCGCACCCGCACGGTCTGGCGCGCGTTGTCCCACCGCAGGCTGACGGCGGTGTTGCCGTCCCGGATCGCGGCGTAATGGACTTTGGTCTGGAGCGACCCGCCACCGTTGCGCGTCATCACGCCGGCGAGGTACTCGGCGACGGCTCCGGCTGACGACTTGGCCGCCTCGCTGTCGTCGACGGGCTCGACGGTGAACCGCTCGACGGCCAGGCGGTCGGACACGGCCCGGAGCACGACCTTGCAGAGGTTGTCGGCGAACGTCCGTCCGGGGTCCGAGCTGGTCAGCTTGCGGAGCACGTCCTGTTGGTTGGCCGTCAGGGTCAGGACGTGGCGACCGGCGGCGTAGTCGCGGAACGTCTTGACGACGCCCCACTCGTCGCCAGCCCCGTCACGCTCCTGCTGGATGCGCTTGTGCGTCGCCTCGGTCAGCGTGAAGGTCGTGGGTCGGCCGGGGGCCGACGTGGCGATGGGCTCGCTGCGGATGGGAGTAGTCATTGGACGCCCCGATTGGCTCGCCGGACCGGCTGGCCGACGGGTGTGACCGCTAACGCGGCTTCGAGGGCCGCACGAGCGAACACATCCCAGCGCCAGCCCCACCCACCTGTCGCGTCGTTATGTTCTGTTATATCGGAATCGCCGTACTTGTCGGCCAGCGCCTGCGCTGCCGCCTCGACCATTTCGTCTGTCACCACTCGTATGCTCATAGGGCCTCCTGTGATCGGTCGGGCCACTCAGCAATCGGTATCAGCCCGCGACGGAGAGCTTCGACCACCAGACCGGTCGTCGTGCCGGGCCATCCCGTCGCTTCTCGGATCGCCTTCAATCGCGCCTTGACCGTCGACTCAGCAATACAGAGTGTGTAGGCTGCCTCGGCTGCGTTATCGCCTCGAGCCAATCGGTCCAATGTCTCAATCTGCCGCTCCGTGAGCCTCCATCCCCGCGCTGTCCTCATGGCGCCACCTCCGCTCTGAATTGCCGCCGGAGCGTCCGACCGTCATCGTCCACCGACTCGTACGCGGCCTCGAACAGCCTCGCGTCACACGAAATCAAGCCGCCGTCCGGGCTCCGGATCACATAGTCGCCAGTGTTGGCCACGAGCATGCCCAGCGTGGTCCGCAGGATGAGGGCGCCCTGGCTGCCATCGATGCCACCGGGCGCGAACTGGATCTCGCGGTGGTTGCCCCGGACCGTCGTCATGACGCTGTCGGCGCTGCGGGCGCTCCCGTCGAACCGTTCCGCGATCACCGTCGCGGGTCGCAACCGGTAGGTGGTCATCGGTACAGCCCTCGCATGTAGCTACCGACGACGACCTCGCCGCCGTCCTCCTCGACGTTGGCAAACGCGAGCATCACGGATTCGGCCCGGTCCGGGCTCTTGACCCCCCGCTTGCGCGCCGCCTCCTTGCTCTCGATGACGATGTGACCGCGGCTGTCCTGTCGGTAGCGGATCGAAACGAGCTGGCTTACGGCGATGTCATCGGTCAGGTCCACGATGTCGCCGGCGGCGATGGCTTCCCGAAGGGCCCAGTAGAGCTGCGCCTTGAGGTTCGCGAACCGGTCGGTGTGGTCCGACGTCGGACGCTCCCCAACATTGACCTGGGTGACGGGAAATCCCTGGTCCTCGAGGTGGAGCGCGAAGTTGTAGCCGACCCCGATCGCGTCGACGTTGACGTTGACGAGCCGGTCGCGGTACGGCGCCAGGGCCGCGACGACGGCACCGCGGGGGTCGGCGCTGGCCCACACCTGGATCGAGAGGATGCGGTACGGTGCCCGACCGGCCGTCCGCAGCGTGAGAACCGTCTCGTCCTCGCCCGGGCCCGCAACGTCGACACCCGCGACGATCGGGTCGGCCAGGTACGGGATCGGGTCGACCGGGATGGCCGCCCGTTCCAGCCAGGCCAGCGAGATCAGGGCGTCCTCGCTCTGGGCCGGGAAGGCACCACGGACGCGGGAAGCGAACAACGGCGACTCCTCGCCCCACTGCTCGAGCTTCTCGCGGACCCACTGACGGGTCACGAGGTACGGACGCGGCGCGATGGCGAGTTCCTCGGCTGTGAGGGCCCGCAGTTCGTCCAGCCTCATGGGCCGGGAGAGGTCGTCGGTGAAGTTCGGGGTGGCGAGGGCGTCGATCGTAAAGGTGGTCCAGCTCGCGAGGTCGCGGGTGAACGCGTCGTAGAACGGACCCGATGAGACGACGGGGTTGCCGAGCATCAACATGCGGGCATCCCCCGCGGCCAACACGCCCTCGATCGCCTCGTAGATGTCGGCAGCGACACCGGGGGCCTCGTCGAGGATGACCAGTACACGGTCGGCGTGGAACCCTTGGAACCGCACGCCCTCATTGGTGCTCAGGCCGACCGCGTAGTTATTGGGACCAATGCGGTACTCGGTCTGAAGCAACTCGCCGCCTAACGGGAACCGGGCGCCAGCGTGAGCACGACGGACTTCGCTCCACAGGAGCCGCTCAACTTGGTGCCAGGTGGGCGCAGTCGTGATCGCGAGGCCCCGCATGACGACCGTCCACCAGAGGACGATCTCGGCGGCGGAGAACGTCTTCCCGGACCCATGGCACGACTTGACCGCGACGCGTGCCCGGGGCTGGGCCACCGCCTGCATGATCCGCTCGGGCAGTGCCCACGGGTCGTGCCCGAGGATGGTGCGACAGAACCAGACCGGGTCCTGTGCCCGGTCAACCACGCGACGTGCCTGGGGTCGGCTCAGCGTCGCGGTCGCCATTAGACGTCGTCCCCGTCGCCAGCCAAGGCGACGACATCGGCGAACGTGACGGTCCCCTTGACCTCGCGCTTCTCAGTCCACTCGCCCTTTTCCTGAGCGACCTGGCGCTTGAGGGCGGACCGCTGGTTGATCAATGTGTTGTCAATCACCCACTCGTCAACCGTCTGCTGATCGCGCCCAACCCCCACGATCTTGATGGTGCGAACCAACAGCCCCGTGTCGGCGCCAGGGATATCGGCGTCATGCTTGGCGTGGTGAGCAGCGCGTTCGGCGCGGATGCGCTCGAGAAGATCATGCTCCGCGACCATGAGATCGATGCGGTTCTGCTTGCTGGCGATACCCTCGGCTTTGAGGGCAGCCAGCGTTTCGGTGCAAATGCGATCAACGTGGGCGGCGAAGAGCGGTTGACGCTTCCACAAGGCGAGTGTTGACGGGGCGATCCCGACGTTCGTGGCAATCGTCTCATTGCTCTGCTGGTCACCAGCGACAAGCAGCGCCGCTTTCGCCCGCTTACCCGTCAGTGGGGTAAGCGGCTCAATTTTCGTCCGATTTTGTCCATTCGAGTCGCTCACGTCCCCACCGTCGTCGGTCACCGTATCACCATATGGTGATACCAGTATACCGGACGGTGCCTAGGGTGTGGATGACGTGCAGCGGGGCTAAGGGCGCAGGTCATCGGGGAGCAGGCCGGGCAGGGATCATGTTGCTTCCTCCAATTCCGGGGACGGGGCAGCGTCCGGCAACTCGTAGGTCTCTCGGATCGACTGGCTCAGTTCCGGGTGAGTCTCACGACAGACCTCGGCGTAGTAGGCGAGCGCCTTGGCGGCGTGCGGGTCCGAATCGGGTGACAGAACGAACAGTCGCCGGGCTGGGTCAAGCGGCTTCCCGTCCTTATGCGTGATGGTGTAACGTCCGTAAACCTGTCCCTCTTTCACAGCGTCCTCCATTCGTCCGGCCCGGCACCCGCGGGGTGGGCGTGGTCGTGGGTGGCGGTCATGGGGATACCCTCGTTCGCGTGAGATGCAGTGGGAAGCAGGGAAGGACGCAGATCCAGATGTCGAGGAAGTGAAGTGAGCCGTTGACGGATGCGTCTCGGCGCCAGAACACGCCAACCCAAGCATCCTCAATCTTGCGCTCAAACCGAAAGTACTAGTGCCCCCTCACGCCTTGACCTCCCCCGTGTCGCCCGTCGTCCCGGTGCGGGCGGCGAACGCCGGTACGATGGCCGACCGTTCCAGCAGCAGGACGCCGTTCTGGTCCAACACCTGATGGGTTACGAGGTCGCCCTTCACCAACGTGCGGAACGTCAGCCGGTGGCCATTGATGATCTGATGGGATTCAGCCATTCCGGGAGCGTCCGTCGCCGCCGTCTCGTCGCGCGGATCGCTCATGGGTGGAGCTCCTCTAG